ACAATGATTGCAGAGCAGGTCTTAATTCACTATCTGAGACGCCTGTTGCTAAAGTAAGTTGATCCACATATTTTTTTATGTCATCTGTTGCGTAGGCTAGGCCTAAGTTTTTAACAGATTGAGTTAAACGTGATGCGGCTTTTTCATCTTCAATAAATGCCTTGGCTGCACCTTTAGCAAAATTGAGTATTGCAGCGCCGCCAAGGCTAACGCCAATTGCAGCACCAAGTTTTTTAACGCTACCCGATAATTTTGAGGCAGCGTTATCGGCATCCTTAAAAGCTTTTTTCCCAGTGAACTGGGTGATAATATCAATTACAATATTACTCATGCGGCAGTCCTCTTTAGATCAACAATGCTTGCACGATCGTTAAAACGTGTAGTTGTCTTTTCAATAGCCTTAAATACGGCGGCATTAGCGCGGCCTTGGTTCTCATTCCAAGCGCGATAGATTAAGCGGCCGCGTCGTGGGCCATCGCCCTTCATCTTGCCTGAGTTGCTAATTGCATTGATAAAGTGTTGGCCAGCATCGGGATTTTGGGAATGGCTATATTTATGACCAGCAGGGCCTTTAGGGCCTACCCAATCCTGCGCGTCACCGTTTTTTAAGCGGCCAGCAATTTCATAAATAGCACCCGCGCGAGATGAGTTCTTAATCTGAAATACGCTAACAAAACCTGCTCTGTTTGATTTGGTTATTTTATCGCTGTACTTAATTCCAGCTTTGACTTCAGTTGGGTTATATAAAGGAAAACCACCCTTACGAAATGCGGAAGTTGATTTTGTTATCTTTGTGCCTCTACTAGCGCGTATCCAGCCTGTTCGAAGTCCAACAATTTCAGATTGAACGTACCCTTTAGCCTGACTTACAACAGGCTTAATGATGGCGTAAATCTCGCGACGCATTTCCTTTTCTAGATCAGGTGCATAAGCGCGAAGGGCCTTGCGGAGTTCAATGACGCCTTTTACTTCCGTTGGCATCGTTTATCTCCTTAGCTTCATCTTTAAGAGCCTGTAACAATGCTTGGAGCATTGTCTGATCTAGTTCTAATAATCCTTGCGGCGCAATCCCCAATCTAACGCTCAAGCGAGCAATTAGATAGGTGAATGGAAGATCGCGCCTTATTGCAAAGGGTCGGAGTCCAATACCGAAACGCTTTTCAGCGTTGAGATAAAGGTATCCAACCTAGCATCAACGGCTTCACCGCTCCGCTTAGCTATTTCATGAGCCAAAAAATAAACCATTGTTTGCATTTCCTGTTCGCGAAATGCTTTATGGAATCCGATCTTATAGTGCTGCTCAAATAGATATTCCATCAAGGGTGTTATTTCACCGCTTAGTTCTCTATCATCTTCAAACACGATCTTTAGTTGTGCCATGATTTTGCCCCTTAGTTAGTTGATTTAGAAACTGCCAGTTGTTGCAACTGTGATAGCGCCCGATACCTGAAAGGTGAGGCTCTGAGTTCCAAGGTCTGAAACCGCACCGTTAATAGGTGTGATTGTATCTACCAAGATTAAACCTGAATAGAATGGGTTAGCCGCTGAACCTATTGCAGTCTTATCCAACGCGCACTTAAAGTAAGCGTTAGTTGCAAAAAGTGTATTCATTGACTGAAGAACCGCTGAAGCTGCATCATCATTGATTAGATCAACGGTAATGCTGTTATTCTGGAGGCCAGCAACAAATCTGTGACCTGTATCACCCATTGCTGTAACTTCAAGCTGATCTACTGATCTTGTTAATGTAAAATTTGTTACGTACGCACTCAGATCAATTGAGGCAGGATCAGTAGCGCCTACCTTGAACCCGACTTTATTTACTAGGCCTTGGGCCATGATTATTCCTCATCTTTCTTGGTTGCTGTTTTTGGTGATGGTGTTTCTTTGATCTGACCAATCTTGATTAAGAAGGCCAAATCTTCCGCTGTGTGGTCAGTCATTTTAACTCCAACTCGTTAGACATGATAACTGCATTGTACATTGTAAAAGATCGCCTGTTGCAGCATTGAGAACGCTTGGCGCGCTTACATTGCCGATATTATAGACGATAGAGGAAGCGGCGAGCTTGCCAAAAACTGCAACCACCATTTCCTCAATTCCGTTGAGGTTGCCTTCATTATCCAGCAAGGGAACAAAAATATTTATTTCAAAGGATGCCAGAGGTGAAATGGTTATCTGTGAATTGTTATTAGGGGAAATGTAAGGATCGCTAGGACTGACCACAACCGAATTTGCAATTGGCGTTGCAGGTGGAAAACTAAACACGCTATATTTTGTGTTATCTACGATAGCCGCTGCAATGGTTGCGCGAAGTGTTGTGATGGCCGCTGTCATGGCTACCCTACTTGAGAAGTGGGCGCTAGATATGGGGCTATGAGGCCTCTGACACGTGCTACGAGTGTTGAAGACATTGTAAAAGGACTTGGACTAAAACCATCAACTGTCATCCCTTGGCCCGACGGCGCCTGTCTTGCTTGCCAAATTGTTTCTGCAATCATTAAAGATGCTTGAGCAATTGAAGGAATTGTTGTGTAATCAATGTACGACTCTGCTGCTGCTGTTCCATAAGGTGCAACGGTATGAATAGGTGTATCGGTGGTATGAGTTGTAGTTACACTAAAAGAATAATCAGCAACGGCGGTGATGGTCTTTGTGCCATTATATTTGGTTCCCGCATTGCTGATTACAACCGATTGCCCCACATAAAATACATCGCCAATATATTCATCAAAATAAAGTGATCCAACAGTTCCAATATTTCCATGAGCAATAATATACTTTTCGTTCTTCCATAGAAAAGGGATCAACACGTTATCGCTAGCATCGCATACAGATTGCAACGTAGCGTCTGGATATAAAGTCCCAACGCCAAGTGCTGCTCTAAGAGCCGCGACGGTAGTTATTGACAATTTGATCTCCTTTCTAAAGGCTGGAGGGGTGTAAGGGCGGCACCCCTCCAGCGACTTAAAGTGTTGCTAAATTATGCGTTGAAGCGGAACGCTCCAGCACCAATCTTTGTAGCAACTGCGCCATAACCGTAATAGCCCACTTCCACTTTTCCAGTACCAACGTTGTCAGCACGAAGTTGAAGTCTAGGGGACTCGTACCATGTGTATGAATCGCGATTAACCATCATGACTGAGTTGTCACCTGCACCTGTAAGTGCGTAATCAACATATAAATCAAGGCCAAGCAAAACTCCGCGGAGTGATGCAGTACCAACTGCACCCATAGCGTTCATTGGTGAAGCGGCCGATAGAATTGGGCGCTTTGATGTGTCATTCAATGCAATGATATTTCCCCATTGTGTAGGTGAAACAATTACACCTGTTGCGAACTTGAATGTGTTTGAATAAATAGATGCTGCTCCACGTGCGATGAATGATGAAAGTTCATCTCCATCCCAAGGAAGTGTTGTAACAGTTGTGTCCTGTGTTCCACCTGTTGCAAGTGCATCTAAAACATACTCATCTGTTTTCTTAGCATAAGCGTCAGCCATAAGGCTTTGCAATTCTGAGAAGAACGCAGGTGAAGTTCTGTCAAGGACCTCAACATCAAATAATTGCATCCCCGCAAATTTCTTAACATCCACATCAAGATATTCAATTTCAACTTGGGTATCAGAGAACGCACCCTTTTCTGCTACAACTGCAACGGTTGGTGCAGTTTTAACGCGAGGAATTTGGAACTTCATTCCAGCATCAGGAAGTGTACCTGTTGAAATTGCATCAATTGCAGCACGTGTTGCAGTTGATTTTCCGTTAATGATTTCAGTTAGTTGGCGTGTTGGAACTAAGCCAGCAACTTCAGTTGTTGTTGTGTCTGATGCTGCTGCAATCCATTGACGTGCAACATCATCACCGAGAGATGCACGAACTGTGTTCTCAAGGAATGACTCATTTGTTACGTTAATACGTGGCTTTGTATAAGCCATCGCCTGAACAGTTGGGCGAGCGGCTTCAACAGCCGTTGCCTCAACTTCTGGTGCTGCTACGGTGTCTGGAGTATTTTCCACGACCGCCTCGCTTTCTGTTGGTGTGATTGGTTCAGCAGGGGTTTCTACTTCCTCCGCTGCGATCTCTAAAACTTGAGCCGATTTGAAAGCGGGTTCAGTTACTAGAGAAACTTCCTTTATTCTGGCACTTGAAATAACGATATGGCCATCGCGTGATGGCTTAGATGCCAATACTTCAGCCCCGATACTCAAACCTGAAACCAAACCTTCGCTGGCCATGATCATTGCATCTGAACCCGCTTGGCTGCGACTTAACTTGAACGTTGCAAAAATTCCAACGCCATCTTTGTATTCAGCCGAAACCATACGCCCAACAGGTTTTTTCATATCGTGTTGCGATAACAATTTAATCTTAGATGGTTCAGTAATATCAATTGATCCAGCGGCAAAAGTTGCGCCGCCCATATTTGTGTAACCGATTTCGCCTGTTCCCATTGGCACAATAAGGCCAGAGATTTCGCGGCGATCTTCATTGCACTCAATCTGTGATGCTTCAATAAATAGAGTTTCCATTAGCTACCATTTCCGTTAGGAGATAAATCTTCCATTTCCATTGCTTGTTCAGTTGTAATTAAACCAAGCGAAAGCATTTTCTCAAGAACAAGCAAGCGATCCATTGGTTCAGTTCTTAAGAATGTGTCATCTAAACAGAATTTTACATAATGGCCTGAAGTGGAAACGTCATCCATGCTTAGTCTAGACTCAACGCAAGAAACGTAAGATTGTAAAGTTAAAGCAACCATTTGTTTTCTTTCGTCAATTACGTTGCTATAAACCATGCTGCTATTTTGTGCGGCGGAAACATAGTAAGGATCAACAGAACACAATCTTGCACATTCAGTAGCAAGGTTCTGAATTGCCTCGTTGTACATCATGTCTTTAGGTGAAAAT